ATACAACCTGTCCCCTGAGACGCTTCTGCCCCGCCGTAGCAGCGTCAATGTGGACATGCTGCTGGACAAAGACTTTGACACCAGCGACCTAGCAGGGGAGACTCTGTGTGCCAACGGCACCCACTACACCACAAAGGAGCAAGGATTCTTGCCGAAACTGATGGAGAAAATCTATCAGGACCGCACGATTTACAAGAAGAAGATGCTTGCTGCCAAGCAGCAATATGAGAAAACTCCTACTATCGAATTGAAGAAGGAGATTGCTCGCTGCAACAATATCCAGATGGCAAGAAAGATTCAACTTAACAGTGCTTATGGCGCAATTGGCAATGAGCATTTCCGTTATTATAAGTTGGAAATCGCTGAAGCCATCACGCTTTCTGGTCAACTCTCTATCCGATGGATTGAGAAGAAGATGAATGAGTATCTAAATAAACTCTTGTCAACCAAAAAGGAGGATTATGTCATTGCATCTGACACTGACTCAATCTATCTTAACCTTGGACCTCTTGTTAATAAATTTTTTAGTGCTAAGTCTGGCAACAAAACAGCAATTGTGGACATACTTGACAAGATCTGCCAAGAGAAACTCGAACCTTTTATTGAATGTTCATATCAGGAATTGTCGGATTACCTGGCGGCGTATGACCAGAAGATGAAAATGAAGCGTGAGAATATCGCTGAGCGTGGCATCTGGACTGCTAAGAAGCGATACATTCTCAACGTGTGGGATAGCGAAGGCGTCCGATACTCTGAGCCCAAGATGAAAATCATGGGACTGGAAACTGCCAGGTCATCTACACCTGCATACTTCCGTGACAAACTGTATCAGGCATTCAAGATTATCATTACTAAAACTAACGACGACATTATTAAATTCATTGATGAAATTAAAGTTGACACCCGCGAGCAAAACTATCTTGACATCGCTTTCCCTCGCGGCGTTAACGGTCTCGACAAGTATCGTAATGGCACAGACATATATGCGAAAGGCACTCCAATCCACGTCAGGGGTGCATTGCTCTACAACCACTATGTCAGACGCAACAAGGTAGAGAATAAATATCCTGTCATTCAGGAAGGCGAGAAGATTAAGTTTCTCTATCTCAAAACGCCAAACCCTATTGGTGAGAATGTGATTTCATTCTTCCAGCAACTGCCCAAGGAATTTAACCTTGAGAAGTATGTTGACTATCAGCGTCAGTTTGAAAAGTCATTCTTCGATCCGCTGAAAAATGTGCTAGAATCTATTGGATGGCAGTCCGAAAAACGTGGCAACTTGATGAGTTTCTTTTGAGGTATTATGAGTTTTCTAAACAATGTTATTAAGGAATTAAACAATGAATATGCAACAGTCGTTGATGAAGGCGTCTCCACTGGGGATTGTGATTCGTTTGTGGACACTGGCTCTTACATCCTCAATGCTCTTGTGTCTGGGAGCATTTTTGGTGGTCTCCCAGCAAACAAAATCACTGCGCTTGCAGGAGAGTCCAGCACAGGTAAAACCTTCTTTGCCCTCTCAGTAGTCAGGAGTTTCCTTCAGTCGAATCCAGACGCTCAAGTGATTTACTTCGAGACAGAATCTGCCATCTCGAAAGACATGATGGAGACTCGCGACATCGATGTAAAGCGTGTTGGTCTGGTCCCTGTCACTACTGTGCAGGAGTTTCGCACCCAGAGCATTAAGGTTGTTGACGAATATATGAAATTGAAGAAAGAGGATAGACCTCCTCTGCTCTTTGTGCTAGACTCTCTTGGGATGCTTTCCACTTCCAAGGAAGTGCAGGATGCTACTGATGGCAAAGAGACCCGTGACATGACCCGTGCTCAGGTTATCAAATCCATCTTCCGTATCCTGTCACTCAAACTTGGACAGGCAGGCATTCCGCTTATCGTTACTAACCACACATATGAAGTTGTTGGTGCTTATGTCCCAACCAAAGAAATGGGTGGAGGCACTGGATTGAAGTATTCTGCATCTAGCATTCTCTTCTTGTCTAAGAAGAAGGAAAAGGATGGCACGGATATTGTCGGCAACATTATCAAGGTGAAGGCACAGAAGTCACGCTTCACCAAGGAAAACTCACAGATTGAAACGAGGCTCTTCTATGACTCACGCGGACTTGACAAGTATTACGGACTATTGGAATTGGGTCAGAAATACGGAGTCTTCCAGCGGAGGGGTAATAGGATTGCTTTTGGGGAATCTTCCGTTTATCCTTCTGTTGTACTTGCTAATCCCGAAAAATATTTCACCCCCGAAGTGATGCAAGCACTAGACGAATGTGCAAGGAAAGAATTTTTGTATGGTAGCGGCGATGAGTGAAAGAATTGAAACAACTATCTTACGCAACCTTCTGTGTAATGAGCAATATTACAGGAAGGTTGTCCCCTTCGTAAAACCAGATTACTTCGATGAGCAACATGAGAAAGTAATCTACGAAGAGGTGTGGGACTTTGCAAGTAACTATGACTTGATGCCCACAGCTGAGGTGTTGACTATTAACCTACAGAATAGGAAAGACCTTAATGATGAGACGTATCAAAACGCTGTTAAGACGATTCAGTCGCTTCATGATGACTCTGTTGAATACAACTGGTTACTTGACACGACGGAGAAGTGGTGCAAAGACAGAGCAATCTATCTCGCCCTACTTGAATCGATCAAGATTGCTGATGGAGGAGAGAAGAAAATTTCAAAGGATGCGATACCAAGCATACTACAAGAAGCCTTGGCAGTATCGTTCGATGAGCACGTCGGTCACGACTACATCGAAAACGTCGAAGAGCGTTACGATTTCTACCATCTGGAAGAAGATAAGATGCCGTTTGACTTGGAGAAATTCAATCTGATTACAAAGGGTGGTCTTCCTAACAAGACTCTCAATGTGGCGTTGGCAGGCACAGGTGTGGGTAAGTCTCTATTCATGTGCCACTGTGCTGCTCAGGCATTGCAGCAGGGTAAGAATGTCCTCTACATTACATGTGAAATGTCAGAGGAGAAGATTGCTGAGCGTGTTGACGCTAACTTGCTGAATGTAAATATCAAAGATATTGCAGCATTGCCTGAAACTATCTTCACTTCTCGTATCAAAGACATCGGACGCAAGACGATGGGTAGGTTTATAATCAAAGAATACCCTACTGCATCTGCACACGTCGGACACTTCAAAGCATTGCTTAATGAGTTGTCCCTCAAGAAGTCTTTCAAACCAGATATCATTTTTATTGACTATCTAAATATCTGTGCTTCTGCAAGATACAAGGGAGCTATTGTAAACTCCTACACCTATGTCAAAGCAATCGCAGAAGAATTACGAGGATTGGCAGTTGAATTCAATCTTCCAATCGTATCTGCTACCCAGACTACTCGGAGTGGGTATGGTAACTCTGATGTCGATCTCACTGATACCAGTGAGTCCTTTGGCTTGCCAGCTACTGCTGACCTTATGTTTGCTCTCATCTCTACAGAGGATTTGGAGAAGGATGGTCACATTCTTGTCAAACAGTTGAAGAATAGATATAACGACCTATCATTCCACAGGAAGTTTCTCATCGGCGTTGACAGGTCGAAGATGAAGCTGTATAATGTGGATGTCCCAGATTCTTCAATCATGATTGCTGATGAGGAATATGAATACGAGGAAGAGCAACCTCAGACTAAAAACAAATTTACTAAGTTTACAGAATTTATCGTATGACGACGACACCTACACGCAAGATTGATTTCTCTCGCTATGAAGAATTTGTGGCAGCAGTTACTTCAAATGCTTCTACAAACTTTGTTGATTTCGCTGACCGTATTGGTGAGCTTGATAGGCAAGGTGCCAATATTGAAAGACTGCTTACTGCTGGCGTTGGTCTTAATGCTGAGGGCGGTGAGTTTCTTGAAATCATCAAGAAGATGGTTTTCCAAGGAAAACCGTGGAATGACGATAACCGTGAGCATCTTATTATCGAGCTCGGTGATGTCATGTGGTATGTTGCTCAGGCATGTATGGCACTTGAAATCTCCTTTGACGACGTGATTGCTACCAACGTTAAGAAACTTGAGAAGCGTTATCCCGAAGGCACCTTCGACCCTTACTTCTCTGAAAATCGCCAGGCAGGTGACCGATGAAGTGGACACAAGAATCTCTCACTGACTTAGTTGCTGAACTTGGGTGGGATGTAATGAATGATGACCTTCATCTTGAGGTTGGTGGCACTTCAGTCTATGGTATTGATGGTGCTGGCACCAAGTGGGCACCACTCAAAGGCACTCGTAAGTATAACAAGGATGCATTCATTGTAATTAAGAATCGCTCCCGAGACCCTGTAGTCCCATCACAAGCACCTGAATAAATAAGACCTCTCCTAAATACCTAGGGGAGGTTTTTTATATGGCAAAGGCAACAGTATCAGTGTCCCAGATACTAAGTCCAGTACCATCGGGATACAAGAAGCAATTAAAAGCAATCTTAGATTCTGTCAGTGGTAACAATTGGCGTAGACCTGAGAGTGGGTCTGGATTCAATTGGCCAAAGACTGCTGCTGGAGTATACATTATCTTTGTGGATGATGCGATGCTAGCAGACATCAGAGAAAAGCATCCTGGTGGTGAAAATGCTATTGTAGGTGGTAAAGAATCTTACATGCTTAGACTGGGAAACCCAGTAAGAAAGATATCATTTAGAATCACAAAGAAAACTGGAGGCGGTGCGGCTGACGCAAAGACCACTGCTGCTCAGGAGAGAGGGTCTATCTATATCTTCAGAAGAGTATTAGCAAATAATAAAAAGTATAGAAACGCTGATGATATTCGTAAAGATACTCAGGCATATAGAGCGTTGCAAAGAATCTGGAAACTATCTGGTCTAGAGTTTGATGATGAGTGGTTGGATGATTACTATAAACAATCGAAAAAAATTCTAGAAAAATATGCTGACGCATCATTCACAGAATTTGTGCGTGATGGTGGATTCATGAAATGGATTACAGATTTGGTTAGAGAGAAATATCAAATTTCTCAGAAAGATAACTGGAATCCTGCTGATGTTTGGTTAATTAAAAATCAACGACAGATTATTAGAGTTATCAATGAGTTGGTTGACGGTGGGTTGAGTCAAACCTTGGAAGAATTGAATGCTATTCTGAGGACATTATTTAAACATAAGATTGTTGTTGGAGTATCTCTCAAGAAAGTGTCTGGTGATGTTGCACGTTGGGAAGAAGTCAACGTAAACGAAGACCAGTTTGAAGACTATGAAAAGATGTATTACACTGTTGATAAACAAGAGTGTAAACTCACACTTAAAAATAAAGGAAAAGATTTGACCTTTGCTACTCAGGACTCTAGAGTATTTGTAGAAACAAATGTTGATACATTAAACTTCCAGATTAAGGCAAACGATTCCACAAACAAGAAAGGGTCAAACCTGAAGTGGGAGCCTACAGCAACTGGAGCAACTGCTGCAAGATTGGGCAAGGCACCTGTTGACATGGTGAGGAAGCTTACGATAGACTATGGTGTAAACTTTGAGAGGGACCACAATAAGTATCCAAATGACGTTGCCAGTTTCATGGCAGAGGAGGACGACTACAGAAGAATCATCCAGCATCTTAGATCAGATGTAAACTTTGATGTCGGTGATGCCGAAGAAGCAATCAATAATATTAGAATGGTATTCGGCACTGCTCCCCATGTCGCCAAGTCAAAACTGATGCAGATTCAATTCCTCAATATGCTGCATGGTATGACACCTAAGAAACGTAACATGTTTATGACAGACATGAGTTTCCTTGCTCAGAAAAAAGGCAAACGCTTCGGACCTTTCGGGAAACTATACTGATGAGCAAGAATACACACCTAGAGCACTTAGAGGACAGCATCTTGTTTGATGGCAAGCAGGGTGCTGTGGACGCATTCAAGTTTCTGGACTTGCTTGCCAATTCATTCTCTGGCAAACCTACCAAAAATTTTAAGGTTACTACCAAGTGGGATGGTGCCCCTGCTATCTTCTGTGGTCAGTATCCTGGCACTCAGACATTCTTTGTTGGCACCAAGTCTGTCTTCAATAAAGAAGCAAAGGTCAACACTACACCTGAAGACATTGATGCAAACCATGGACACGCTCCTGGACTAGTTGCTAAGTTGAAAGATGCTTTGAAGTATTTCCCTAAACTTGGTATCAATGGTGTAGCACAGGGTGACTTGCTATTCACAGATGATAAGAAGTTTGAAACGATTGATGGTAAGAGATGCATCACTTTCAAGCCCAATACAATTACATACTGTATTCCTGAGGACAGTGACTTATACGAGAAAGCGAAGGTTGCTAAGATTGGCGTAGTATTCCATACCACTTATAGGGGCGCATCCATCGAAGCATTGTCTGCCACCTTTGGATATGATGTCAAGAGGTTGAGAAGCAGTCGTGATGTCCTTGTGTTGTCTGCAGAGATTGATGAGTTGGGAAAGGATGTCCTGCTAACAGATGCAGAGAAGGTGAAACTCATGAGGATGAAGACTGCCAGTGCATCTCTAGTCAGAGCAACTGGTGGATTCCTTGACGAGGTTGCTGCACAGATTGAGGCAAACGACCAGTTGACTGTCGGTCCTAGATTGAAAATCTACTTTAATACTTATGTCAGACAGGGACGCAAGGTCAACAATGCCAAGCAGTTTGTCAATAACTTCAAGAAATACTTTGAGGGTGAGGTGCAGAAGGCAGTTGCTAAAGTGAAGACACCTAAGGCAAAAGCAACCAAACTTGCAAAACTATATGCTGGTCTGGATTTTATCGAAGCAAATGAAGCAGAGATGATTAAGGCAGTTGGACTATATACAACATTGCAGAATGCCAAAACATTCTTTGTCCGTAAACTGGAGAAGGGTGAGAAGATTGGCACATATCTACAAACAGAAAATGGTTATGAGATAACAGCGCCAGAAGGATTCGTTGCTATCAGTGAAGACAGGAATGCAGTCAAGTTAGTAGACAGATTGTCATTCAGTGTTGCAAACTTTAACGTATCCAAAGACTGGGTAGCAGGAGATAAATGAGCAGAGTAGTAGTAGCGTGGGGTAGATTCAATCCTCCTACAATTGGTCACAAGAAACTCATTGAGGCAGTTGCTAAGATTGCCAAGGGAGATGACTATTTCATCTACCCTACTCATACTCATAAGAAACCTAAAGACCCACTGCCATCTGATAAGAAGGTGGAGTATATGAAAAAGATGTTTCCTTCTCATGCAGCACACATCATCTACAATAGAGATGTGAATACTATTATTAAATTGTTGCAAGAGTATCAGGGGACCTATACTGATTTGACACTGGTTGCTGGGTCTGATAGAATTCCTAGTTATAAGGCACTATTAGATAAATATAATGGTGTGGAATATACATATAGAAATCTAGATGTAGTCTCTGCTGGTGAGAGAGACCCAGACGCAGATGGTGCCTCTGGTATGTCCGCAAGTAAGATGAGAGCTGCTGCCAAAGATGGAGACTTTAAGTCTTTTAGAAAAGGTATCGCAGACACATTAGATGACAATGAGAAAATGCAATTAATGATGGAAGTAAGAGAAGGAATGGGTTTATGAAATCATTCAAAGAAGTCTTTGAGCAGTCCCAACAAAAGTCTTATCGTCTAGGTGAAGTATTTTCAGAAGGTGATTGGGTGAGAAACGCTGATGGTCAGGTAGGTAAGATTCATCGTCGTGGTATTAATTATGTCATTGCTGTTACAGAAGAAGGTAACATGTTTCGTGCTTGGGTCAAAGATGTTACCGAGCATTGCGGATGTGAAGACGAGAAACCCACAACAGCAAAAGATACAATCAAGACATTTATAAATAAAAGTAAACGGAAGTCGAAGTAATGAAACCTTACGATACGGTTAATGATGATTTCTCCAAATTTATTATGGAGAGAGCTATTGCTGGTATGACTGGCGAAACATCCTACGGTCAACTAGAAGAGAAAAAGGGATGTAATCATAGTGGTGCTGGCACTTGCTGCCCTGTCCACGGTGACGCTGACTGCAACTCTTCCAAGCAGAATCGTAAAGAAGAGACTGAAATTGAAG